CCACCCTTTTCTAATCCCCATTATTTTTCTTTTTTTTATTTACAATGTGATTTTATAACTATTTGCTTTAGAATGTCAAGAGAAAGTGTTCGCCCTCTCTTCCCAGTTTGGAACTGGAAAACCGTTGTGTCTAACAGCTCAACGGTTTTTCTTTTCTGTTGACATTTCCATCTACTACACCTGAGTCCTTGCTCAGTCGATAGAAAGAAATACTAGAGAAGCTTTAGATTTTTATTCCCTAAAACAACACAAGTATGAGACAAAAATTAGTTTCTAAAGGGAATGGCAAAAACTTCTATGCTTACCTGAAAGACTGAACAATCAGGGAAGCGATAAAAGTTGGAGGATTCTTCTACTTCGCAAAGTTAGGAAAAGACTTCAAGCTCATTCCTCAGTGAGAACATCTCAAAAAAAAGGATTTTATCTTGGTGGAATAATCGTATGAGGGACTGCTTCAAATTCAAAGCTGAGATCCTCGAGGCTGGAAAGAATATCCCTGACAAGGAACTGAGGCTGAAATTCTACGAAGCAATCCTTGAACTCGGAATCAACGACATCCAACCACACGAGGAAGATCCGCTTTTGAAAGCTCTTCTAGCCGTGCCAACAGCTCAGATTCTCAAAGCTCACTGAATCTCTACCGTGAGAAGTGCAGCCTGAAGCTGATGATCTGAAGCTAAAAGCAAAGCTAAGCTAGGCAACAAGAATGCAAAAAAAGATCGAAAAAAAGCAAAAAAAGCTGATTCAATTGAAGAAGTTGTCGAGATGATACCAGTTGAAGAAAGCTCTCAAGATCCACTCGTTCCTAAAGATCCTGATCCTCCCAAAAGGAAAGAGAAAAATCAGAAAAAGAGAGATGAGAACATTGAGTTGATTGACACCATCAAAGCAAAGGTGGAATCGCTCTGACTCGTGTATAGATCTTGAAAAGATGAGCGAAACAGTGCAACGAATATCAGAACAAGCAAACAATTTGGTCAGACTGCAGAAAAATTCTGATTGTCTCCTACGGAACTTGCTCTAGTCGTGATTGAGGCTTCAATGAGCGACAAGTTCTGGAGCTGAAAGATCAATAATTGCGAGACAATCTACTACAACTACGCAAGGATCATCAATCAGGTTATGGCAAATAATCAGAAGATCGTGCAGGCAACTGCTACTTTACCTTGAGCATAAATGAGAATGAACAACACAAGCATTAAACAGTATCAGAAACTCACAATAATCATCTTGAAATCGTGAAAGACTCTGAGAACCACTGCAAGCCTAGAAGAAGTCCAAAAAACTTTGAGCAATAAGTCAACTGATTACATTGTGATTGATTGAGTAGGATTCAATAGGCTCACTGAAGTGTCAGAATTCTTTGAGTTTGTCCCTGATGATATGGAATGCTTCATCTTGGCTCAGCCGAAAGATGTGCAAGCAAAACTGAGAACAATACTCAAGGAAAGAGAAGCAAACGGACATCAAACAAAGGGAACAGAACATTTGCGGAAAATTTATGAATCAAGATTTTTATGAATTAAACACGAATAGAAAATGGCAAACACTACTACAACACCAACAACCCTCAAAAAAAAGCTCTTTGACTTTCAACAGCTCGGTATTGTGATTGGAAGAAATGCAAAAGGCTACAACTACACCTATGCAAGCTACGATCACATTCGAGACAAAATTTGAGAAATCCTTAATGAATTCAGAATTGTAGTTTCTCATAAAATACAAGACTATGGAGGAAATTTATTCCTGGAGACTACAGTATCAGATGTGGATTCAGACGATTCTCAGACATCTCAGATTCCTATCACTGCGAATACACCGCAGACAATGGGAAGTGCTATCACTTACTACAAGAGATACAATCTAGGAGCAATCCTGAACATTATCATTGAGTGAGAAGATGATGATTGAGCTGCAGCCGAAAGGAAATCAACTCAAAAAAAGTCTACTCCAACACCTCAAGCACCACAAAAAAAGCCTGATTTCCTTGATGAAAATTTTGAAAACTTCAAGAAGTGGTGTCAAAGTGGCACAACACTTGAGGAACAGGTAGAGAAGAAAAAAGAAATCCTATCCAAATATACAATATCAGAGCAAATGATCAAAAAAATAGACGACTTTTTATCTACTTTATAGTATCAAAGAATGAAAAAAACAACACAAAAGCTTTTTAGACTAGCACTAGACAAGCTCAATTACGAAGAAAAAAAACTTACCTTTGGAAATTATGAAATCATCCGTGACTATCCTAGCTACATTCTAAAAAATGGAACAAAAGTTGGTGTGGTATCACAAGGTCAGGTTTTTATGAATTCATTTTGGGAAAAATTCCTTTTTTTGAGAGCTGTTGAGGCAAATATTGGAGAAATCTCAGACTTTTTTGAAAAATATACAAAAAGACTAGAAACTGATAGAGACAATCTCCATTCAGAAAAAAGCAAACTAACTGATCAAGTGAAAAAACTCCAAGACAAACTCGCTCAATCAGTAGCAGAAAAAGTTGATTTAGATCTTAACCAAACTGACTAATGAACAAGAAAATTAACCTTTCCAACCGATCAATCGGACTTCTCCAATCAGACAACAGACAACGATTCAAGGGCTATGTTCTCGGAGAATGGGAGTCAGAATTCAAATCCTACTTTGCAATTGGAGAAACTTTTGCCTCTATGATGGAGTCTTGGGCAAAGCTCGGAGACTACAACAGCGAATATCTCCTCAAGCAATTAGAGAGGAAATTCAAAGAAGCAGAAGCTGATGAAGAAGATCTTGCAAAAGCAGTCCTCGCAGTCACTGAAGCTTTGAATAATGTGCAGGTGTTGAATCTCCCTAAACCACTTGAAGCGGAAAAAGAGATCATTATTCCTCTCACGGAAAAATACAATCTCAAAGTAAAATTCGATGCGTTCTATGGAGATTATATCTTAGATCACAAGACCGTTTCCGCTTTTACTTCTGAAGAAGAAGCCCTTGAAAAATACGGTCAGCAGATGAAGTTGTATCAGTATGCACGATACAAGCACACAGGAGAAAAAGTCCCTGCGATCATTCAAGAGATCAAAAAAGCGAGAGCCTCAATCCCTGCTGAATACTCAAAAAAGGAAGATCTCCTCACACTTGTGCCTGCAGAGAAGCACGAGGAACTCAAAACTGTTGCAGACATCAAATGATATCTCCGAACACACCCACTCCCTGAATGGTGCGGAAAAAGGTTTGAGTTCGCTTGGAAAGATGAGCTGATTGAGGAGTGCGAAGATCTCCTCAGAAGAGCTATGATCAAGGCTGACTATCTCCAAACTTTATCACTAGAAGACATTTTGTAGATGAAATTCCTCCTCTCAATCGAGAACTGAAAGATAGAAAATCCTCAGAAACTCTCTGAGTATATCAAAAGTAGAAAAAACTGACTCTATTCCCTCGTTCTGAAGAAGTATTGAACGAGATCACTTGCTCAAAACTCCTACTATCGAGGAGTTGTCCTTGCTCTCATCGAGGAGGACACAGGAACAGAAAAAGAGGATCTGCATTACTACTTCAAGCATCGCTTCATCGATTGAGAGGCGTTCCCTAGCTCTCGTGAACTCAATAAAAACGAGTTTGCGGAATATGTAGACAAAATCAGAGATTTTGCCTCTGCAGAGCTAGGGATCTATATCCCTGATGCTCAAAAATAAAACCACTTTTTATTCTTTTATAGTATAGAATGACTGAAAAATCAAAAGTAATACTCACTTGAACTCTCGTATCTATCATTGTACTATTCATTTCAGGCTACTTAGTAGTGCTTGCAGGAGAACTTAGAAGCACACAAAAAGTCGTTGCTGACTTCCAGTGAGCAATAGAATCAATCAAGAGCTTAGATCATAAAATTGCTTCAAATTCTGCGGAATATGAGAGCATTGAAGAGAAGAAAAAAAATCTGACTGATAGACAAGGAGAACTCCGCGAACTCAATAAATCTCTCAGAGCTGAGAGAGATGAAGCACAAACTCAGTTTCTCTCAGGATTGTGATTGATTCCGAGCAGTCAAGCTCAGTAAAAAAACCAGCTCCAAAAAAAGCTGATCAGATACAAGCTGAACAGAAAAAACCTGAGCCAATTCCTGCTATTGCTCCAGCTCCTGCACCTCAGACAAAAAAAGTCGTGCAGGAGAAAGAGCTTGCATACTGAGAGCCAAAAAGTCTTAACCGTGTAAAGCGAATAGTCGCTCAATACGAAAAAGACTTTGGAAAAAAACTCTCTTGCTCTCTTGGTTGAGTGCAAAAAGATCCTGCTCATATTATGCGAGCAATCGCAAGAGCGGAAACGAGTGGACTTGCTCCGTATACCAAAGGAGCAAAATACAATAATCCAGGCAACCTGCACCCCTCAGTCAATCCTAGCTCGTGGGTAAAGCGAGATGGAGTCAGCAGATCTCCAAGGAGTGAATGAGAAGTCATCAGAGTATACTCTGATGAAAACAAGTGATGGTATGATCTGCTCTATCATATTGATAGAGACTACGGTTGCAATATCACGAGCAAGTCAATTAAGTGCTATCTACTCGGTTGTGGTGCTGAGAATAACGGACACAATAATGCAAGAGTAAATACATATTTCAAAAATTTGCAGAAATACTCTGAGATATAAAACCTTTATTTTTAGGACAAACAAGATGAAAAATCTGATTTCAATACTTTTTATATTTTTTGTCTCTGCATTTGGAGGACTTTTCCTTGCACTGAGTATCTTGTTTGTCCGAATTGTTTATATTTGATTATAGAAAAGATGGAAACAACACAAAATCCACAATCAGAATTTATTGATTTTTTTGATTATCAAATCGAGATTACACCTCAATGAGAATGGGGGAAAGTTTTATTTTGATGACTAGAATGTGCTGATAGTTTATCCGATAGAATGATTAAAATCTATATTGCTTTTGAGAACAAAAAAGACCAACTCAAATCCCTCAGAAAGAAATATAAAGCACTTGTTGCTCATACCGCTAAACAACAAGAAGACCGAACTCATAGAAAGCACTGCTATCAAAGAGCAATTGCAGAGCATCAGAACACAACAAATCATCTCAGGCGACAGATCAGAGCTTTCGAGCAGTTAGCAAAAGCCAACGAAGAAAGCAGAAAAGAGCTCGAAAGAAACAAAAGAAATTGAGGTTTTAGTATCTGAGCAGAGAAATAAGATGAGAAACCAAAGAATAGAGACCCTCTATAAAAAATGATCAGTAGAATTTGAATTGGAATATCTCCGTAGAATGTGCTATAATGCAGAGTATCAACTATGACTTCCTCGTGATACCATTGCTATGGAAGAAGCATATACGAAATTTGCCTTAAAAATTATGAATTGAAAGATATCAAACTTATCAACCAAAAATCTTGCTTTTGAGATTATCAATAATATAGAAAGGAAGCCAATGCTCCACTTCTATGATTTGCCTGATTACTATGATCCAGAATGTTATGATGAGCCTGAAAGAGAAAATAATTGCTATATCTTAACAATCATTGAAAAACTCAAAGAAATACGATGAGAAGAAATTTATGAGAAAGCACTTTGGTATTATAGAAATTTAGGAGATGAACAGTGATGTAATCTTGGGAAATGAAGAAATCGAGAAAGAGAAAAAATGTGAATGCAAGTAAATGGCTATAAAAGAAGACTTTTGCAAAAACTCAAAAAAGACACTGAACTCAACGAATTTTTCTCAAGAAATCTTGAACTCGCAAACAATTATGATTTTATTTAATTCACAAAATTAAGATGCTTAAACTTATTTACCTCCTATATCTGCTCATAGCAGTGATTGCCGTATTATTCCATAGAGAAAATTATATCAAGGGAATTTTTAAGATGCTATGCTTTATTTTGATTGTTCTATGTCTTCATTTTATAGAGATGACATAGACAATCTATGTATTCGTGGCGTCACGAAATCATAAATCAGATTTTTTATTTTTATTAGATGAAAAAATGACAAAGAAACCTAAATCAAATTTATTCTCACACTCAGAGAGTGAGAGAAACTAGAAATAAAAGTCTCAGGACTAGATGATATAACTCTTCAAGAAGAACGAGCTATGGATGAAATTGTAAGCTTCCTGTCCTACAAAGGAATCTATGTAATCCTAAAAATTGGAAGTGATATTTTTGACCTGGACAAAGAAATGCTTGTAAAAAAGCAGCTCGATTTTTTACAAAAAGTTTTAGCCTCTAAACCAAAAGCGGATGACCAAAAATAGCGAAAGACTCAAACTGAATCAGATCATCATTGCTCTGACAATGCTCGTAGTGATCATTGGAGTGCCTTTGATCCTGCTTGCTGTAGCTCTCAAGCTGATCTACTATGTGCTTTTTGTGCTGTAGTTTTTATATTCTACTATACCAAGATGCAAAAACAAATCTTCAAGCCAGTCTCTAGGCTTCAGCTAGCCTTGCAAATCAAGAGCCTCAAAAGTGAGGTCAAGCGACTCAAAAATGAGATCGTAAAAAAAGACACACTCCTCCACAAGAGACTCTGCGAAATTGCAGAGTTGAAAAACAAGCTGGAGAAAGCAGGTCTTACATTCCGAGAGAGAATTTTCGGAAGAAAAAAAGAGAAAAATCTGATCCCTGAGGGCAACAAACCGCTCACTTGATTACAGGATCAGATCCGCTACTTACTCAAGCAAGGCTATACAGAAACTGAGATTGCTGAGCTCTTTGACACTACCAAAAGGAATGTCAGAAGATTTATCAAGAGGAATAGTCTCAGGTAGTCAGATTTTTCTCCTCTTTTTTGGAGGAGATATGCGGAGGTGGCGGAATAGGTAGACGCTACAACAAAGGAGATAAACTAAGGGTGAAGGTAGTCTGTGAGGACAAGAGCTCTTGTCCGCTCGTGTGAAAGCTTTCACAGATGAGCCCTGAGGTATCGAAAACCATTCTCCATTGCGAGGTGCAAATCCTTGTCCTCTGCTCAGTTTTGATTTCTACTTTTGTAGATTTAATATACAAAAAAAGCCCTCATTGCTGAGGGTTTTTCTCTTATAGAAAGTTGGTCAAACAGTCTACAAACAACACAAGTCTCTTGCGAGACAAGGATCAGTATACTCAGACAATACTCAAAAATCAAGTAAAATAAGCAAAAAAGTCAGCTTTTTTCTCTCCAAAAAACCACGATCTATTTCAATCGTGGCGTGGTATCTAAGCAGATCCTACCTTATTCAACGATATACCTCGTAGTAGCGAGATACTCTTTGGTATTTCTTATCTCGTTCTCTTGGCCTCATTCTTTTTCGAGTCTTGCGATCTTTTCAGCTACAAATTCTCTTTCCAAGACTAAGTTATCAAAGGTCTTTTTGCATCTTAATATCGTGTCGTAAAAATCAAGCCTATAAGCCTGAATCCTGATTGCGTTTGCTCATATTCCAGAGCCTGAATTCTTCCCTGAGCCGTTTTGCTCCAAGACATAAACCTTTCCATTAAGAACGTGATCCACAATAGCAACGTGTCCGTATTGTCCTTGTGATCTGATTATGATGTCACCTTGCATCAGGTTTTTTGTTCCTTTTATCTTCTCTCGATTCGCAAAGAATGGAGATTTTGGCATATCTTTAGCATTTCACAAAGCTCCAATCTTTCCAAATTCTAGTGCCTCGCTAATATATTGCTTAGATAAGTCTGCACACTGGAAGCCATAGCTCCCATCGTAATCAACTCTCTTTCCGAGTCGCTTGTTAACAAAGTTTTTGTAAGGTCTGTTCATCTGTGATTAAAAAATCAAATAAAAACTGTTTTTACTCTCCGTCTTTTTGACTCTCAGAGACCGTCTCAGTATTTTCTTTCTTTTCTGTTCCTGAGTCTGTTCTGTTGGCTCTGTAGTAGGCGGTAAATACCATCATCGCCAATACCATAAAGTCCTTGCTCTCGATCTTTCCCATAGCGGTAAAGGCAACAAGAGCCCCTGCTATCATAATAAAGACAATCTTGGTTGCACTTCCCATTACGCTTGTGATTACTTCTTTCATTCTTTCTTTTTTATGTGATAAAATGCTATCTTAGATCATTCAGCAAAGCTATGAGCCTGAGCTTTTCAGCTTCAGCTTGCTGAAGTTCTCTATAATACTTTGCTCTGATTCCTCTTGAGAACTTTGATCTTGGTGGAGTTCCATTGAGCTTGCTGTTGAGCTTTTTGATCTCAATTGTGAGTTTTTCTAGCTCTAACTCTATTTTTTCTTTTTCTTCCATTGTTTTTTTTGCAAATATAAAATTTAATGTTTGATAAATATTAAACTGAGAATCACACCGCCAGCTCCAGTAAAAAAGAATGCAATCACTGCTCGGACAATAGACCAAAGCTTGTCTACTGAAGTTTTTTTAGCGTAGCGGTTATCAAGCCCCTCTGCAAATTTTCTGAATTCATCACGAAAGGCGTTCACATTCTCAGTCAGATTTTCTAGATCTTTTTTCATTTCTTGTCTTTCTTGTATAGATAAAGCAATCGCCGTTTTGATTTCGAGGAGCTGTTCCGTACTTATTGATACCATCTACTCTAAACTTAAGAATTAAATTCAGTCCTTCCAGCTAACCACTTGTAGACTGCATTCAGATCGCTAGTGTCAACATAGTTTGGATTAGGGATTTTGTTACCTGTTTTTTCCTCCTCATAGTAAGTCTCTTCAACCGTTGTCTCGATTGGAGGATCTCCTGCTTGTAGTCAAGGTTGCTTACTGAGTACCAGTCTCTTTTTTTCTACTTGCACGGTCTCTTCGATCTCAGGATCATTACTGACTGAGTAAGTGATACGGTCGACTATCTCTCAGTCCTTGAATCCGTTTACTGCAATAAATCCGTGAGAGATCTCTGCGAGACTGCATTGGATCTCTCCGTGTTCTGGATGGTTTCTTTTTAGTATCATTTTCTAAGGTTTTATAAGGTAAAAGTCTGATTTCTTATTCTATTTCATAGCATCAATTAGCTCTCACAATATATTCTCAAGATTGAATAAGTACTCACATATCAACAGAATTTAAGGTTGAAATCCTGTTACTTCCATTAAAAGATAATACTCATCTTGAATCTTTAACTGGATGCTCTCATCTTCTTGCACAGTATCCAGCAATAGGAAATTCTGTATTGTAATTTTTTCTAACTACAGGGAGAGTGAATCAAGGAGTTTCTCATTGAACATTATTGATATACACCTCCACTAAAAAATAACAGGTTTTCCCTATAACTTTATATCTGCAATGATGTTTTGTAATGGTAGAGGATCCACAAGTCGGCGTTCGAGACTTCCGCTCTCCAGTTCGGTTTTGTCATTTCCATTCGACTTCCCCTTGAGAAGTAAAAGTCATACAATCCCTATCTCACGGTCTTATGGTAATCTTATTATTACCTTGCCCTGTAATTTCTAAGCTCCCTTTTCTGAAATCTTGGAATCGAGTACTGCTAAAAGCTTGAATACTCCCTATTTCATTGTTATTTTCTTTGAATCTAACTGCACTATAATCTCAAGGTTTGACCTTAAAGACAATTGGATCTGTGCTATTGAATATTTTATGTCAACCTATTTCCTCAGCTCAGCTCTTATGGACAAGATTACTCTCGTCAAGACTGATTTCTGGGATCTGACTGTTGGGGACTTTACCATCGATTAGATCTGCTTTTTTATCAAATCCCCTTTGAATCTCTCTTATGATTTCTGCTGTGATGTAGAGATTGAGTACATCATTCTCTTCCCAAGCTTGAGCTGTAGACTGGAAGCCTCTTTGTACGGTCAGCAAATTCAGCTCTCTTTTTACAACAAGGACTTTTTCCATTTTGATGATTTCATCTCCTTGCTTTTTGACTAGAGTTGCGATCCATTCTCAACTTTGAGGGAGGTTGTGAGTCTCCTTGACTCTAATCTTGGTCGCTGTTGCATCAATGGAGGTTTCTAGCTTTGCCCAGCAGTTATCTTCTACCGCATATTTTTTCATCTTACTTTGTCAAAAGTTCTAAAGTCTGTTTTTCTTCTTTGGTTATCGTTCAGAGAACGACTTTGAGCTTTAGCTCTTTAATTTTTTCTTCAATGATTTTTTCAGGATCTTGTTTTTCCTTTTCTCTGAGGATTTTGATTGCTTTTTCCTCGTGAGTAAAAGGATTCTTGTGCAATTCTTCCACTAACTCGTATCCATCAGGTACTTCTCCCTCGTGGTCTTTGAGTTCCTCCCAATGAGGCAAAAATTCATCGTGAGTCATACCGAGATACTTTTTTTGCATACCCTCACAGGCTTGAGAGGGGTTAGCTCGGAATGCTTGCATATCTGCTTCTTCAGCAAATTCGTGAGTAGGAATGATTGGAGTTTCGTTTTCTGTCATTGGTCTTCAAAAAGGAATAAAAAGTCTGATTTTAGTCGACTGAAATTTGAACTCATTTAAGTCTTTTATCTTCTTCGGTGAGAGATCACAAGGATCAAAAGCCAAATCAGTGCAAAGCATCTCAGGTGTTGCTTCATTGAAGAATATCAAAATTGAATTGGAAAAATGGTCTGTCTCCAGCTTGAGCAATCATACCATTTGTTGTTGCTATTTTCCTGAGTTCCTTGAAGTTGTTAATTGTCCCGTTGTCCTCATAAATTATATCAAAAGATCAATTGCTATGTACCAATCCTACTTGAATACTATATCCTATATTGAGCATATATTCCCTTGCTTTTGTCATATAGATGTGAATGTTCTTCCCTACGATTTCTCCTCATTCAAAGTATCAGTCTGTAGTTATTCTATAGGGTTGAGCTGGCTTTTGTGTTCTTTCTTTCCTTACGATTTCTACAGGGAATCAGATTTCACCATATCCACGTTCTTGTTTAATTCAAAAATAATAATCAGGGGTAAATATTCTAGCGAGATTAAAGGTTGTTCCATTGATCGAAAATTCGCTATTTTGTAAAGATTGTTGTTCGTATCATATTGTTGTTTTTGGTGAAAGAATAATAGAGTTGTGAAAATCAGGGAAACTATTTACCAAAATACTATTAGCTCTTTTTATTCAGTTTCAGCTTTGATGTTGATTTGCATTGATTACAATACTCATTTGTATTCTTTTAAGGAATAAAATTATTTTTCAATGACTCAAGATAGTCTACCTCATCTATAGTTGATTTCATAGACTTTTTCTCAAACGGTAATTTTGGTGAGTTGGTTTTTGTTGTAATTCAACTTGTATAGACTTCAGTCCGCAATAAATTGTACCAAAATACCTCTTCTATAGACACAGTCCGATATCTTCTTGAATCCTCAACCTCCGCCAAGCTCTCCACCAACCGCATCGATCTTTCGTTGCTTGATGTCCGTGATTGCACCGTTTTGAGTAGTGATGGTGGCTACTTTTACATATTTTTGATTTCGCTCAGACTCAATGATGATCTGCGAATCTCCTCTGAGCATTACATAGTTTGTAGCATTGTCGTTCAATACTTTTTGTCCTCAAGGGAAGTAGAACTCTTGATTGCCGACTCTCACATTTCCAGCCGTGACCTCTATTCCGAGTCAGCCAGTAGGGAGAGCCTTGATCCTCTCATTTCCGTTATCGTAGAGATCATCGATCGCATTATTCAGTCTTTCTATGATTTCTTTTGGAATATAGAGCGAGATCTTATCTCCAATCACGAAGTCAAAGGAGAGGCGACCTTGCACATTTGCTTCATCATTTGCGAGACACGAGAAGAATTTTCTCTCGATTGTGAATACATCGCCGTTGATTGCAGTGATCTTCACTCATTCTCTCTTGATGCACTTTCCTTGAGCATCAAAGCTTTCGATGGTTGCGAGAATCGGAAACTTAGTCCCTCGCTTTTGCCCTTGTCATTGATTGACCTGCACGGAGGTCGCAAGCACTCAGAGCGGAGCATACAGCTCAGAGGTTACATTGTTTTCCATTCCATAGTTTCGGTATCTGCTCATATTGATTAGCTAGGAGATAAAAGCTCTTTTCAGAGACTAGTGGTATATTCAAGCTTCAGCACCGCTTGCTCGTAGGAGTAGCTAACTGAGCTGACCTGCAGTCCTGAGACTTCCACGCCGAGATTTCTGATCTTGATCAGGTCTCCAGGATGGATCTTCTCAAGTTGATACATTGAGTTTACGGTCAGACTTATATTCTGCTTTCCCTTGCTATTCTGCAAGAGGTATTGATCACGATAGAGATTTGCACTCGCTTCTCAGTGGAGAGATTGATTTACGATCGTGATTTCCTTTCTTCAGAATTTTTGGATGCTCTCAGCATTCTCTGCAAACTTAGTGATTCAGCTATGCGGTCAACCGATGTATCAGTATTGAACTCTTACAGCATTCACGACTTGCTCAAAGTCGATCGGAATTGTGAGAGCTTTCACATCTCTTTCATAAGTAAAGTAGTGTGAAATCTCGCTTGGTTTCGGCTTGTATTGAATAATCCCATCAGCTCAAACAAAGAATCGATAATTTGTGCCACTCACGATTTCTGCGACCAAATCTCCACATTTTTTGTCCTTGATCTCAAGCTCTACAGATTGTCCGTAGTTCACGATGCTTTCTGCGGTATAGCTGAAGAGGTTTGGATAGGCTTCTTTGACTTGATTCACAATATCTTTGAGGATTTCCGCAGGATCTCACTTCTTCCTAAATGTTGTCTCTCCTCCTTGTTTGTAGTAGATCTCGTTGAAGAGGCTGAAGAGCGAGAGGAAATGAGCTTGAATGTTCTCTCTGTTGTTCGAATAGATCCTCACATACTTGCTCAGATATCCTGAGTAGATCAAATGATCCTCCAGTCCCTGACTATCGTTCACAAAGACCTTGATATACTTCACATTCTCAAAATAGTTCGTATCAATAGGCAAATTCAGATTCAATGTGAGTTCTCCTTGTCCTGTATTGATGGACTCAGAGAAGCTGATATCGTTAGTGACAATACTCACTGGACACACTTTCACAAAATTCAAATGCTGATCATAGAGTTTGATCATATATTCTTTTTGGATTGGCTCTTGGATCTCGAACTCTTCCACTCTGAATCCTGCTGAAGTGATCATCTCTCAGACTTCCCCCTCACTTGTATGAGGCAAGACTGCAACGACATATTCTCCAGCCTGCAAAACCTGCAAGACTCTCTCGTTCGCCCCCTCGATAGAGACTCCATCAACATACCACTGAAAAGCGACCTCTCCGAGATTGCCGATATTCGACTGATAGGATGCAAGCAATACCGCTCAGATTTTTTTATTTCCTAAGATTTCAAGGTTTCTGATCATTACAAGAAATTTTTAGGAAATAAAACTGAGACATCCAAATTATAGTTCCCATTTGCCTTGAGATTGAGAATGTTCAATCCTGCTTGCAATTTCGGAAATTTCCCTGAGAAATCCGTAGGCTGACCATTGATAACGACCGTTTTTTCTTCCGTGTTAATATCGATGATGTCGTTTGCATTCAGGTTTTTTGCAATTTTAATGGCTTCTTTTCCGACCGAAATGGAAAGCTCGCTTGCACCACTTGCTGAGTTCACGAGAATGTTGATGATCGGCTCAGAATACTCAGACCCCTCATTGAATACATCGCCGTTGATTTCATCATTTACCCCTTGAAAAAGCACACTTCCTCGTTGCTTCTCTGATCGGAAAGGCTTCTCAGCCCTGAAAGTCAGCGTGAATTTTCCGTGATCGATGTCATAATGTTCCCTGCTGATGATGTCAGAGTTTGCTAGCGTACAAAGGATTCTCCTGTAGCTTTCCCCAAACTTAAACTCAAAGTATCCTTGCTTGGTTGCAATCGCTTTTTTAAGTGCATCGATCTTTTTTTGCATCTCCTCATAGTTCTCAGCTCTGATGTGTCCCTCAATCGTGATAGATCTGTCCTTGTAGAATCTATCAAGCAAAATTCCTCAGTCTGACTTTGGATTGGAGACTTGGAGGAGATTGATGCTTGGCATATTTCGCACATTCAGCCTCGTGGTCACATAGGTTTCGTTCAATAATCAAAAACCGTTGAAGATCACGAGGTCTTTCGTTCCTGCAATGCTTTTCCCTGATGCTCAAGCATTGAATAAGACTGAATTGAATTGTGCTATATTCGCCATAATCAGCTTTTTTATGTTCTAAAGTTATCTGATCCCTTTTTTGTAGAGAACGAGTTCCCTGAGGATAGACTCTGTGATCTTCTGAGTCAGAGCATTTTCATCAGATCCGTTGTTGATTGCAACATTTCCGAGGTTTATATTCACGGAGATATTGCCTCCAGCTCCTCAGAGATCAGAATTTTTGACTATTTTTCCGTGAGAGCTTGGAACGAATAACTCAGGTCAAGTTTCTCCTACAAGGTAAGCATTCCCTTGATACACTGGTCATCCTGAAGCTCTTGATCAGTCTGCAGATCCTGCACTCATTGCTCTCATCTTTGCCTTATAGACTGCATTCCATTGCTCCACGAGCTTGTTGGTCATATCTACTTGCTTTTGATGATTGATCTCGAGGATCTCCATATATTTTTTTTCAAACTCCTTTTTCTTGTCTGCGACTTCTTGTCGCTTTGCGATCTCCTCGTTGATCCTTTTGATTCGCTCATCCTGAAGCTTTTGTTGCTCTTTGCGGTTTGCTCTGAGTGTGTCTTGTTCGAGAGCAAGAGCTGCAATTTTCTGATCGAGTTCAGCTTGGACTTCCTCTTTTTTGATCCTGTAGTCCTCCTTGATCTTCTCTACATTGTTGAGTCATCGGTATCGCTCTTGGTAGGCGATCTGTTGATCCATTGCTTTCCTCTCTTCTTCAGAGAGTCCAGTATAAGCAGACTTCATTTCATCTTGATAGTCTTTGTATTTTTTGATCAAGTCTACATCATACTTTCCGATTCCTCCGACTCCTTTGAGATCTTCACGACTGACTCAGTCAGCAACTTCTTTGAGTCCTTTGTATTGCTCCTCAAGTGCTTGGAGTTCTTTTTTTGCATTCACATATTCCTTTGCTACACTCTGCGTCTGTTCGGTTTGGAGGTCTACAAGTTTCTGCTTAAGACTTCCGATTTCTTTGTTCAGACTTTCTATCTTTTTTGTAGTTTCATCAATTTTATCTTGAATTTTATCAAAGGACTTCTGATATTCTTTATCTAGCTCGTTGATATTCTTGACTTGATTACTAAGCCAGTTGTCAGCTTCTTTTTGGATTGACTTGTAGAGGTCTTTTGTCCCCTTAGCATACTCTTCCATTTCTTTTTTGAGGTCTTCCATTCCTGACTTTTTATCAGTTTTTGATCCTCACTTTTTATCTTTATTGTTTGCATCAGCAGATCCAGCCGACATCTTTTTCCCACCGCCTCAATTTACGAGGCTTGTTTCTTCGTTGAGCTTTTGCACTCTGTTTACATAGGTATCAATCATTCCATCCAGAGCTTTTTGTCCTGCTTGTGTAGCTCATTTTATAGGCTCTGTGAAGAGCTTGGTTAGCATTCAGACACTACTTTTTGTTCCGCTTTCTGTGATTGTGAAGAGGTCAAGCTTTCCTAGATTTACTCCAGGAATTTTGTTTGCTTGTTCAGCAAGCCAATTGATTGCTTTGATAGCATAGTTTGCCATCTTCTTGAGATTTGTTGTTACATCGGAAACGATATTAGAGAATACTTGTGCAATACCACTAGCCCCTCAGCTAAAAGCAGTATAAATATCATTTACAACAGCATTGGCAACGGCTTTGAGCCCTTCTCGAGTTCCTTTAATTCCTCCTACAGCTATTTGGACAACTCCTACAATTGCTGCAATAGCTTGCTGAAAATAGTAAAAAAAGTCTGACCAGTCTCATTTTAGACCTGTTACAACTTCCTCATTTTCTCAAGCTATAAAATTGACGAGTTCTGCGAATCAATCAAAACCTGTTCAAAAAATATCGCTTATTATTTCCCAAGCTTTATTTATCGTATCAACAATCATATCAATTACATTTCCGATTGTTTCTCCTACTGCAGATACCGCCAACTCTATTGATTTTATATGCTCATCAAGCCAAGCATTCATCTTGTCATAAGCTCCTCAGATTGATGGCAAAAGGCTCTTTCCAAAGAGCGTCCCCAAATCTTCAAAAGTTGTAGCAAGTTTTGCTTGTTTCCCTGCAAAATCTAGTGTTGCATTCCCTGCATTTTCAAGTTCTGTTTTCCCTTGAGTTACTACTGCATTTATGAGAGCCTGTTTTTTTTCTCGCTCAGAAAGTTGCTCAACGGTTTTCCCTATTGATTCAGCATAGGCTTTTTGAGCCTCAGTCTGATTGACTACGATTCCAAGATTGTCGAGAATCATAGCAGATCCACGACCAAGACCAGTCACAATGTCATCAAGAGCCTCGTTCATCGTTCTTCCCATTGCTTGACCTTTGACTCTCGCAATCTCCATCAGAGTTGTCATCTGATCTGTATTGCTAATCACTCCGAGAGAATAAGCCTTGTTTGCAGCAGACATCAAACTAAATTCTGATACTGTTCCAAGACTCGCTTTTTTCATAGCAGAGAGCATAGCATCAGAGGATATTCCTGCTTGAGCAGAAAGTCTTTTATAAGAATTTTCTATTGGCTCTATAGCAGCTGCCAAAGCTCCTGTACTATTCCAAATTTCTTTTGTGATATTAGAAAAAGTATTCCAAAGCTCTTTTGCAGCTTGGATTGTTGCAGAAAAAGAAATGGTTGAGAGCGAGTTTTTTATTCCTTGAGCATAAGAAGAAATCCCTCCCATCATTCCTTGCACTGCTTGTCCTGCTGATTGCATCTGTTTTTGGAGTCTTTCCACATCTCACTGTAGCCTTTCAATTTCTTTACTTGCTAAGTTCTGAGATTCAATCAAAAGACTCAATTTGTATTGACTATCGTTCATACATTATCTCTTTTTAGGAAATGAATTTTTTTGGCTATTTCTTTGTTCATTCCTCTTGTTTTCTAGATATTCTTCTTGTCTCTCTATCATCAGCATAGAGTAGTGGAGCTGAAGAATATGCTCATCTACTTCTTCAAGCTCCTTAGGTGTGCAGTGATAGAGTTCTTTGATCAATATATAGTCTCTATGTTCTTTGCTGACATTGCTTTTTGTTCTCAAAGTTTTTCTGAACTGATTGAGAGTCAGTTCTATTTGAGGGGGACTTCTTTAATTGATACAACAATTTTCATAATTGCATCAAAATCTTTCACTGAAAGCTGGTCAATTTCATCTGGTGTTAGATTGGTCATTGCTTCAATGAGATAGTCATTTGCTTTTTGAACATTTGCAGGAGCAAGACTCACATCTTTCCCTGTTACACTTCCTTCTCCGAAAAGGATGTTGCTGAATTCTCTATCAATCTTTCTTGTGTAGATCTCTTTGAATTCTACTACTTTTTCCACTCCGTTGAGCATTACTTTGATTTCCTTTTTCATCTCTTTTTTTGGTAAGGTATAAAAATCTTTCTCTCATTTCTTTTGAACAAGCTGAGAGTAAACAAGAGAAAAAACCTCTCAGCTCATTTTTCAGTATAGTCACGCACCCCTCAATCTCCAAGTATTTTTCCCATAAAATAGAAAAAAAACCTGACTTTTTTCATCAGGTTTTTCATATAATTTTCTTTTTTATTCCCCTCATAAGAAAATAAGAAGCATCAGCCCTAGAAATCAAATTCCAATTGCAATTCAGATCGTTCTCCAGTTTATATTTTTCTTTTTCTCTTTTTCAGTATCATTTGAAGCTTGTGATAACACTTCTACATAATCAGTCTCACAATCAGGACAAACATACCTATTCTTTGAGGCAAAAAGATAATACAAGATACCTCAAATTACAGGGAAGAACAAGAATAGAATCCAAAAGATAACTGGATTGTAGTCTCATTTGATCTCTTTAGTGATTCCGTGAAATCAGCATTTTGGACAACGAATGTTTGCTGGTCATTCTTTCAGAATTCTGCATCTTGAAAAGTCTCCGATTCCGTTTTTGTTTTGTTTTTTCTCTTGATCTTGTTCTAGAAATTCTCAGCAATGCTTGCATTTTTTTGCTTCTGCTTGAATTTCTTCTGCACAAAAAGGACATTTTTTCATTGTGTTGCTTTCTTATAAAATAAAGATATTTATGCGACTTGTAAACCTTTAGCAATGAGATATTCACTCAAAGAGCGATACCCACCAGCTGAGGCATATTGTTGCAAAAGCACTTTGTCTCTTGCTTTTACTCTGATATTGATCTGCGAATCTTTTGCAGTTGCTAATTCATCTCTGATCAAGTGTTCCATATCTTGAATAAGAGCTGGTAAATCAGATTCAGGATACTCGCAGTCAATACCTGCTTCTTTACACTTAATATATACCATCTTCTCTCAGTCCCAAACCTCATCAAGAGGCTGGATACTGAGCTGATAGTTTTTCCCATCTACTGGGATGAGGATTGTTGTTTCTTTTGTCATTCTTCTTGATTTTTAAGATAAAATTTTTTGATCATTGTCTTGTATACATCTTTTACTTCTCCATTGTGGATAGGCAAAGGAATTGAAGCCTTACTCTTAAGATGCACGAGTTTATGATGACTTCATCCACTAGGCTTTCTCAGCTCATACCCTTCAGACTCCAATAGAGCGATTATTTCGCTCAGCTTGGCGGTTTGAGGATTTTTGAGCAAATCTTCTTTTACTTTCTCTTTTTTAGTCATTTTTTGATGGATATATAAACTTTATGTATATTGTATTATACATTTTTCTATACAAATTGCAAATCTTTTTATACTTTTTTTATTTTTTGCTATACAAAAAAACTTGTAAAAAAGGTCTATTTTACTAATATCAAAAAAATTTATCTTGTAAACGAGAAAATGAGTAGATATAGATCAAGATTCATTTGGACTAAAGAGAAAGACTGAGAGTGAAAATTTGTTCAGGACACAAGTAACGGACTCAAAAAAACAACTTTACTTTCAAATGAAGGCTTTCATACGATAAACCAAGAATATGAACCTGAAAATCAAGATTTGTGGTATGTAAAAACTACCATTAGTTTTCATTGAAGCAATCCTTTAGCTATAGCTGATCACTTGCATACTTTTCGAAATTTCCTTGAAGCAAAACCTCTACAATCAGAAAAAGCACAATGGATTGAGAAATGAACCGAACTAGAAAAAGAGATCACTAAAGATTGATCTACAAAAAGCTTGAGAATTTGAGAGAGTAAGCACTATTCTTTTATTTGGTGATTCTATCTTTATGATTTGCCCTTATGAAATGTAAGTTTTGATTTTTGCTATAGAATCAAACACTGAAAACTTTCTTTTGAAGAATTAAAAAAGAAAGCTGATGAAATCCGAAATAATTGGACTTTTTACTATCCTGATTTACAAAACCTTCTTTACAAACACAAAACATCTTGATATGAAGATGCTCTTGAGGTTCAAGAATACCTAAACAATAACTATGAAATGACTCTCGATGGAACTGAGATCAAACTTCAAAAAAAACAAGAGAAAAAATCCAATTATCGATTGCGAATTTTATGAATTGCACTTTTTCTCTTGTTTATAATTTCTCGTTTTTAAGAAAAAGCCACCTTATAAGTGGCTTTTTTTCTAATACCCCTCAGCATTGGAGTTGAAGAGTAGCACTTCAACAGAAGTCCCTGATGCATTGTCATACTGAGCAGAGAATCCCATTGTCTGCTTTGTGAGTTCGTTGTTGTTATCCGTAGGAGTCCATTCATTGAGACCACACTTCATTACATCGATGAACATTGCAGAATATCCGTTTTGTTTGTTCTCAGCATAGAATCTGAGAGCTTTCTTTTTGGAATTGATCACATAGTCTCTGAGCGTTGTGTCATTATACACTGCTTCAAAGTCTCCTTCAATACCGAGTTGCTGACCATAGAATGCAGACACATCAGTATCTCCGAAACACTGAATGTCAGTGATATTCTTATTGATAGCAAGCCTGAAATTTTGCATACAAACTTCTGTTGCTGAGTTCAATCCTGCTTCATTATCTGCGAATCTCACTCCAGCCATTGAAGCCGTGAATGCAGGCTCATCAGCATAGGCAGGAGTCACTTCCCCTTGGTTTACAGGTTGCATCTGCTTTCCCATAAACTCAGCTGAGAATTTAACGAAATCAGCGACTTCACAAGAGATCTCGAGGTTATTGATCACGGAGTAAGGAGCACAACTTGAAGCAACAGGATCATCTCCATAGAGCGTAAAAGTCTGAAGATTGTTTGTATTAGCTCTTGAGAAGAAGTGAGCATTGATATTATTTACTGGAGTTGCTGCAAGCGTCCAAGTTCCATTTGTGATACTTGCACCAGTCACATTTCCACTGAAACAGTAGTAGAGATCAGCTCCAACTTTTACGATCTTTTTCAAGACTCCACCAGTCACTGAATCTCATCTTTTAGGTGTTCCACCAGTTACACTTCCCTTGAATACCTTGAGTTTCTCATACGATCCGAGAGCTCCAAGCAAAAGATAGCCGATGAAGTTATCTCTCACGATACCCTCAAGATTTAGCTTTGAGAGGTTTTTTGTTGTGATCGTATCGAATACTTCATCGATCACTCCATATCCTGAGTCATCAGTTGCCACCTCAAACGATGGACTCAATACCCCTGTAGTCTTTGGAATCCATACCTTAGGAGCAACCTTTGTTCCTCTTGTTGTTTCCTTACCTAGTCCGATTGCGGACAATCTTCCGATAAATGCTTCAGCCATTCTTATTCTTGATTAGAATCTAAAGATTTTGTCTCATAGTCTTTACTTGTGAGAGCTTTGATTTGCTCTTGAGCTTCCTCAAGCGTTTTTGCTACGACCGAGACTCAGAGCCTTGGAAAAGAGAATCTCTTCTCTTCCTTGACCTCTACTTGCTCAAGGTCGATGTTTTCTGTCTCTTTTTCAGGACAGTCCATACATTTTCTTGCCATTTTCCGATATTTTGTGATATAAAACTAATTTTCCACGATTTCAAAGTTGCAGTTGATCTCGAATACTCTCAAAGGCTCTTGCGTATCAGTGAAGCCTCGTTGATAATCGAAACGGCAACTGATGGTATTCCCCTTGCCATCATTATTATTCCGTGAGATTTTTCAGACTTCTTTCAGTCTCGCCGTGATCATATCAGCAACGATCCTGAAATTGTCCTCAACTTCTCCGTAGTTCTCCTGAAGAGAGTCAAGAAGTCTGACGGTATAGGTCGTTCTGCTTTTGTAGGAGCAGGAGTCCAAGTAGTCAATGTTTCAGGCTCAAGGAGTGATAATGATCGCAGGAAGACTCACACCGTTTTCAATCTTTATATCTCTATTGAAGACTGCACCAACTCTTCAGTCAGTATTTTTTATTTCTAGCATTTTTGCATAGATCACATCTCCAATTTCTTTGAATCCAAAGGTTTGAGTCATTTTCTAGTAGCGAAATATAAAGATTTTATTTTGAGAATAGAGCTTTGTGCATACTTTCTTTTGCAATTTTATCAATTTTTTCTTTGTTCATTGTATATCATCTCTCCAAATACAACCTTCTATCAGGATTGAGCTTGTTTTCAAACTCTCTCCTTTTTGCATAGGCTACAGGAGATCATACAATTACCACCCCCTGAGCAATTCTATTGGTAGCGATTCAGATTGATCTTCTGAGCGTTCCTGATAGGTAAGGAGCGAGAGTTTTTGCAGTATTAGAGATCTCAAGTGCAATTTTCATCAGCATAAGTTGTATTGATTTTGATACATTCGCATTGAGCTTTCCGATTGCTTTGAGGTCTCCTTTGAGTTGCATTAGTTCCCTTTACTCTCATTGATAAAAGCTTTTTTGTATTTTCTTCTGAGTCCATTCCAGTCTTGCACCGAGTCTACGATATACACCACTCCATCAATACTCAGCCTATCTCAAGGCTTCAAGTCCTGATAGTCAGTGTAGAGCTTTTTTGTGGTTAGCATTGAGCCTCCAGCGATTCAGTCCTTGTCTGAGACTGGTTGCACATTGCAGTCAAAACTTCCTTTTTCTACTCGAGCAGTGACCATTTTCTCGTTTCTCTCTTGTCTTGAGAGGACTGCTTTTTTGGTATAAAATATTGTCATTTCTTATACTGGAAGATTAAAGTTTTTATACTTATTGAGGAGAGTTTTGAAGCTGAAGAATTGATCATCAGCACCTCCACCACTAGCAGAGCCAAAGACAATCTGTTCATCTCCGAGCTTGTAGCTTTGCACTCACTCATTGCCGTGCTGTTGCCACATTCCGCTTGCGATCATCATTTCCATCAATTTCAGATCATCAGGGAGATCAGTTTCATCATAGCCTGCTTCATACTCAAAAGTCAGAAATCAGAAGTCATTGAGCGGTAGCCTTTGGAAGATGACTCTCCTATCGTAGATCACGAGATAGTCTTTCCCTTTGACTCCTGAATATACTTCTCCATTGATCTTTTTGATTATCTTTACAGGCTTATTCTTCAGGTAAACCTCCAATCCTCTTGAGCTTTCCACAATCGCTCTCAGATCCACCATCTGCTCACGATCTTTCAGCAAAAAACTATCAACTCAGCAAAGCTTGTTGATTTTCTGATATGCAGTCTTGAGGAACGAGGTCAAGAGCTGGTCTTGTTCGTTTCCGCTCACTCCGATATATTGCTTGAAAAGTTCAAGATTTGAATACATTTGATAGTGATTTATACTCTAAATTATGCAGTTTCTTGAGTTTCAGATTCAGCTTTTTCTTCCTCCTCCTTAGTTTCAGAAGTTTCTCCAGTAGGCTCAGGATCTTGAGTTTCCTGAGTTTCTGAGTTATTTTCAGCAGTTTCAGGATCTACAGGATCGGTTTCAGCTTTCTTGTCTTCTCCAGCTTCTCCATCATTATTTTGAGGCTCTACTGTAGGCTCAGGATCTTGAGGAGTCTGATCTTTTGCTTTTTTACTCTTAGACTCAGATTTTTTATCTTTTTTTTCTGTTTCATCAGTAGCCAAAGCAAAGATATGAGCATAATTCTTCAGGTAACTTTTCTCCGTAGTTCTGAATGTTTCTCCAGCTTCTACTTCTACTTTTTCCGAATTCTCATTGAGAACGAGCTGAGTTTCTTCAGAGATATTTTTGAGTTCAAACACTTGTTTCATTAGTTATTATATAGGCAAATAAAAGCCTCTCTAGTGAGGATGTCGTGAATCACGACACCCCCTTGAGAGATAAAGATTAAAGAGTCACATTCGCTCCAAGTCCAACAGTTTTTCCGAGACCTGCTACTTCATCAGCAATAGCAAATCCAAATTCCATTGTCGCAACAAGTTGCACACCCTTTCCAGGCACTTTGAATGCATCGATCTCCAATGGCTGACCAAATCCGTATTGGATTGCTGGCTTATAGATCACTGCGAAAGATCCTTTTGTATTTTCAGATCCTGTAGCAGAAACCGCACCAGTCGAAGCAGTCAAAGCAGGAAAATCTCTTGCAGTGATCTTGTCAATGTTCCATACTTTAGCAAGAACACCGCTATTGATAGTTGCTTGAGATCCGAACTTATCAACTGTGATCACTTCATCGAATGCAAGTGATTTCATATACACATTGTTAGGCTCGATGATCAAGAGATTTTCAAGGTCTGATTGATACCCCTCATCTAGCTTAGCAACGACATCAAGGTATGATTTCGCAGTCATTGCACCTACATTTACAACAGTGTTTCCGATACCAACTTTTCTGATACCATTGTCAATCTGAGCAAAGTATGCTTTAGCGTTGTATGTTCCGTTCACATTACCAGTCGAAGCAGTATCTCCGTTGATAATTACAGCATCAATTGTTCTAGCAGCAGATCTATTCATTCTTTCTCTGATAATTGATTCAAGCTGAGCTGGAGCATAGTTCAATTCTCTTTTTGAGATAGCAATGTCAAGAATGAATTGACCTTGAACGATTACCACTTCTCCTGTTGCTGGTCAGTTCTTAGTTGGAACGAATGCAAATCCATCTCCTGAAGTCCATTCACTATTTCCAGAGAAGAGTCCAGCTTCTCCGATTACAGGCACTTTGGAAGAGATAGGCATATCATTTCCGTGATTACCTGGAAGAAGAGGCAAAAGTCTTGAGTATTGAGGCAAAAGATCAAGCAAATTATCGCTCATTACATTGGTTGGGATAATTTCCTTTCCGAGACCTGCATTTTGTGTATGCACTACCTCGTTTGCTTTAGTTTCTACCTCAGCAAAATCTTTTTCATCGTAAGCAATATCAGCTATTGATTTTGCTTTCATCATTAAGTCTTTGATATTCATTTTTTTCTTCTATTGAGAGAATAAAAAGTCGGATTAAGAATCCTGAAGCTTAGCTACAAGCGAGCTATACTTGCTTGAGTTCTTCTTCTGTTTTGGTGCTTGATAAGTATATCAAGTCTTGACCACGGTATTTGCTACCGCTTTGTCAAGCTGTCAGAGAACTTCAATCGTTCCTCCGAGCAGTTCGAGAGCATTTTTCAGCTTCTCTTCTAGTTTTCAGATCTTCTCATCTTTTTCTGCGAGCTGATCCAAGAACTTCTTCTCAATTGATTTCATCTCTGAGGAGATGAAGTTTTCAACTGATTTGATTTGAAGATCCTTCAATCATTCAGCCGTTCCGAGAGCTTTTTTGCTCTCTGGTGCAGTTTCAGCACCATTTTCAGGTTGTGCCGACTTCTCAGGCTCTTCTATGTCAGAATTTTCATCTGCTTTTTTATCTTCTGGAGCAAGGGATTTTTTGTCTTCCTCTTCTTCATCTGAGTCATCTGTATCTGTTGGAGGATCTTGCTCTTCATCTTCATCAGATTCATCATCTGAGTCAGACTTCTTTTCTTCCTTGTCTTTGTCATCCCCAACTTCCTCATCTTCATCAGCTGATTTTTCTTCTTCATCTTCTGCGGTTTCTTGCTCTTCAGAATCAGTTTTTTTCTGCTCTTCTTCAGTAGCTTCTTTGATCTCAAAGCAGTCTCCGATAGACTTCATCAAGGAGTAAGCATTCATAGGAACAGATACAACGCTGATCTCAAAGAGTGAGAGATCTTTGATGATGTTCGCATAGTCTCGACCATCAGAGGTCTGTTCCTCCAAGAATTCGCTATCCTTGATCTTATAACCGATTGAAAAGGCTCTCAATACACCGTTCTTGATTGCACTGATTACTCAGTCCACATCTTGAGTGATTCTTGCCTTAACATAGAGACCGTTGTCATCGATCTTTGCTTCAGTCACGACTCCGATTGGCTTCTCCATATTATGCTGCAAAAGCACGATTGGATTGGTCATATAAAGATCAAGTGCGTTTTTGAATGCTTGAGGATCTACAATATCGTGACCTCTGTCCTTGTCTTTAGTGGAAGCATATCACTCAATCTCAACACCTTTGACTCCATCTTCCTCGAAGTCTTGCACTGATTTTTTGTCTCGTAGGACTTGGAAAAAGTTTTTTTCCTTGATGAGCTTGATTTCTTTCTTTTTCATTACTGACTTTTTATGTGATAAAATTAGTCATTGATTTTATGCAGCATTGTGCATCTACAGTTTGGTCAGCCTGGAGGGTACTGCACTCAAACTGAGGGATATACAAAGTCCAAAGGGACTCGTCCTAGTTGTTCGCATTCCGTATGCTCAGGTCTTACCTTTCAATCTTCGCAAGTTTGCCACTGTTTCAATACAGGCACTCAAACTGATTCAAGTTGCCTCATTGGTTGGACATTTCCGTATTCGTAGGCTTTCGCCATCTCAGTCACTGCGATTGTCCTTGCCCTCGCCTTAGAGAAGAGCGAACTATTAACCTTGATGATGTTGTCCCTGACTTGATTGTAGGTCAGCTGGTTATTGAGTCAGTCTTTCAGAACTTTTATGACCTCAAACTTTGTTGTGTGTGCAATTGCTCAGCGAAAGTTGGAGAGCTGAAGTTTCCCTCGATCTTTTACATAATTCAGCATAGTATCAAGGTTGTATATCAGAGCATTTTCCTCCAAAATCGTTTTGAATTTTCTCCGTGTTCTTTTGTAGCCTTTTTCCACTCCTTTTGAGATTGGATTCATTAGACCATCAATCAGATCATCAACTCACATTTCAGCTCGGAAGCTTCCGAGTGGCTCTTCAACATAGTCTTCATATCGCCCTTTTTTGTAGAGATTCGGAGCTTTATTGAGATGCTCGTATGCAAGAGAGATCTGAAGAGGATATTTTGTGTAGAGTTCCTCAAGATGATCTAGCAAGAACTGCTCCTGCTTCTTGAAGCTCTTCTGACAAATGGTATAGGCTTTTGCCTCTTTCTTCAGGAGTCTCCTGTAGTCTGCAGATACCGCCATTTTATACTTCATCAGGAGATAAAACTGCATCAAGCGAAGCATCCTCGAGCAAGACCATATTCCTTGAGATGATCAGCTTGTCCGCATTCTCTTCTTTGCTTGCTTCCATTCCACGATCAATTCTGATCTCATTGATAGTCTTGATTCCGCTTGCAAGATCCTTTCTCTGCGATTCTAGGTATTCCTCAGAGAATGGAATCACTTCTCCATCACACTTGATCACATACTGCTCAGCAATCTCAGGCAAAAACATTTCCACGAGCTTGTTCAGAATATGCTCAAAGGTTGATTCCATAGGGTATATTGTCCCTTTGTAAAACTCCCTTGAGTTGTTGTCTCCGTTGTTGTAGTTCACATCATCAGAGTATCAGAGAACAGACTTCGGAACTCAAAAAGCAGCTGCGACTTTCTCTGTAGTGATCTTTCTCTGAGCTACGGTATCCATATCACGAGGAGAGAATGAAAGCGTCTTGATGTCTGAGACTCCAGCACCAATCAGCATTTTGTGGCTGTTTTCTAAGCCTTTGTATTGTGCATCAAACTGATCTTTTGCATTCTGCATTTCCTCCTCAGTCATAGACTCATTGAGGAGAAGAATTGCTGATGGCACGGCACTGTTTTTATAGTAGAAGTAGTTAGATCTGACTGCATTCAGATCGTTCAGCACATCATACATCAGCCCTGTTAGTATAGATCTTCCATCGTGTTCGTTGTAGAGAGATTTATCATAGAGGAAATAGGCGATCTGATGAGGATCATATTTGATAATCTGACCACTGATGAAGCTAGACTGAATGAACTGTATGATATTCCCTTGTTGATCATATATCTTGGTCATCATCCTAGAGTCTAGCACCTGAAAGCCTGCAACCTCTCCGTAGAGATTGAAGCTCGGCACAATGTAGAGTTCTCCAGTGATGAGATAGTTTCTGAAAATATCTCTTTTGAAATCTTGAAAAGTCGGAGTCTTAAAAAACCTTGATATTTCCAAGTCTCCTGACTTGTCTTTGAGTTGATTTCCTTTGTGATCTTCTAAGTAGAGACCGTTCTTTGACACATTGTTTGCAATCTTTTTGACTGCTCCTGAAATGTCAGCATTCCCCTCATAAAGTTCAAGGAAATTCTGCTTGGAAATTACAAAATCTTTAGTATTAAAAAAAGGCATATTCCTAGTACTTCAGAGGAAATTTTTCTGATGAAAATCGATATTTCTGCCAAGCAGGGATTTTACTACTGCATTTTTGATCTTGTTGAAGATTCCCATACGCTCTACTCGTGAATAAATGATCATTGTCCGTAGTATAATCACGACCCCCTCAATCTCCAAGTGTTTTGCTTACAAAAAAAGAAAAAAGTCTGATTTGTAGTCAGACTTCTTTTTTTATTCCACATTTTTTTCTTCTGCTTCATCTCTAACAATACTGATTTTTGGTAGATTCTCAGGAATGATCTCAATGATTGACACACATTCAGGAAGATCTATCGCATCAGGAACATTCACTGCGAGATGAAGCTTCTCTTTAGCTTCTTTTAGAACTTTTCTTGACTCGTTGTAGTATTCAACAACCTGCAAGAATTGATCTTGAATAGTGTTTGCATTCGCAACGAGTTTCCTCATTGTGTTCAGCTGATCTGCTAGATGCTGAAGGTATTGAATTGCATCAATCTCTCCTTCGTGGTGTCTTTCCTCTGACCACTTGAACTTGGTCTCAGAGATTTTTTCGTAATTTTTTGCCATTGTATCATATTTTTAGAATATAAAAAACTAATTTTGAGGATGTAAGAAGTATCACTGTATATCAGAAAGCTTTTCAATTGCTTTCCTATACGAGATTCTTTCTCCAATTTCCCTATCATAATCATCAGGATTTACACACGATGAACTGGTCAGGATCTCAAATCCATTCTTGAGAGTCATCAGACAAATAGTTGTCTTTTTGCCCACTTTCAAGAACTCGTGCTTTTCTATCAGCTCTTGGAGCTGGTTTTCTTGGTCTAGCATTTTTGTATATTTGGGTATAAAATAAAGCTGAATTATTTCTCTCGTTTATCTACATTCAATGGAAGTGGTCTTTTTACGATGTCTTTGACCATCATTTCTAAATCTTCTATCAATCTCTCAGGACTTCCATACCAACGAGATAAAAGATTCTGAGTGTAGCTATCTGCTCTTTCTATAATCATTTCATCTGTTAGATCTTCATTTTCCCTTGAACTAAAGTATACCTCTGCTAGTCCATACAGGCTAGGAGAAAGCTCTTCAATGAGTTCTGGCTTATCCTTGATTTTTTCTTTCATCTCCTCGTAGTCAGGGTTTCTTTTTTCAATAATTTTGTAAATTCGTGCCATATTGTATCATAAAATATAAAACTAATCATTATCTGAAGCCCACCTGACATTAGTGAGTCAGTCTTTTTTCTCTTGTATTCGTTTCCAAAGCTCAAAAAGAGTGACTTGAGTGATCGGTCTAACATCATCAAGATGATGCTCTGAGTCCTTATGCAAGAACTCAAGGATCTTTCTCTCACAAGCCAAAAGCTCCGTTGCCTCGCTTATATCAAAACTCTTTTTTGAATTTTCTGCTCTTTTTCACATAGATTTTGATTAGATTGAAGAGATAAAAAAGCCTGATCATACATTGCTGGTTGCCAGCAGTATCGCATCCACGAAGTCATCGTGTTCGCCGTTGGGGAACTCCAAGAGTTGCTTGATTGCATCATCGTTTCACGGTCAGAAAACGATCTTGTGATCCTCAAAGTCCATTTGCCTTTCCATCAGCCTTGTGACTTTGTCCTTGATCGTTTTGTATGGCTTGACCGCCATTCATTCCCTCGCAATATGCTTCTTCATAATGAGCTGGAATGCGACCGTTTCCACGATCACTCTTGTTGCATTCCACTTGGTATAGAGTCCTCTGAGAACTTCCATTGCATTTTTGAGGTCTTTTTCCTCTTCTTTTAGTCCCACGGTCTCAAGAATATACCACCTACCATCTCTGAGTCCTGCGACACACATTGCAAAGAGGTCTGATCACTGCTTCTCTGATGCTGCAGGATCGACTCAGATTTGGATCTTTTCAAATCCTTTGTAGTCCTTGCAGTTCATATCATACTGGATCATTGATCTCTTGATGATATGCTGACCGAGAACATACGGAATCAGCAAGTAGTTCTGAGAGAAAGAGATGGATCAAAGTCTTCTCCTTTCAGCATCCAGACTCGTGTATTTTTTGTTGGAGTCCGTGATTCATTCGTTCAGCTTCTCAGCTTCAGCATCGGTTTCAACGAATCTATTCCAAACGATCTTTCCTGCTTCATCGTAGATTGCAAGGTTGATGATCAGCCGTGATGGATCGTTCTTGATGTGTTCCTCGAATCTCGGAACGAGTCAGTCTTCATAGATCACATTTCAGAGGAAGATCATCTGACACGCTCCAGTCGTTCCTCCGATCACTTCATTCAGCAGGAACTCAAATCAGCGATCAATCTTTTTCCTAGAGCTGCAAGACTGAATAGTATCCACATCATCAAAGATCAAGAGATCTGGTCTGAATTTTCCATCTGATGCAGTATAGTTCTTTCCTCTCGGCGATGTTCCGAGTGACATTGCTCTGACATAGCATTCATTCTCAGTGATGAACTTGTTTGTCCTCTTGATTTTTTTCTGACCTTTTCTGCTTCAGCTTTCTGAGTAGTAAAGGTTTCAGAAATCATTCACGAGCCTTTGCCCTCACTCAGTATCTCAGATCAAGGAGTTCGCAATATAGGTCAGATTTTCTTCCGCACTATCTATCGTTTGACTGTATCGCATAATGTTCCTACGCCTCTTGTATGCTATGCAGTTGTTGATATACATCTGAGCAATCGTTGTCTTGGCTGATCCTCTAAACCCCTTGATGAATACATTCTTGCCTTGCTCAAGTGCAGTATAGATCTGCTTGAGTGCTGGAGGAGTAGGAAAGCTGAAGTATTCCCTGAAGTAGTAGTTGCAATACTCATAGAATCTCGGCTCAAAGAAAGCTCTCCTGAAGACTTTGTCCTGCATTCTCTGCAGAAACAATTCTCTATCAATCAGCTTCTTCATCCTCATCATCAGCTCAAAGTAAAGAAGCAAGCAAAGCTTGATCAGCTTCAGAAAGAGGCAACTCCTCATTTTCGATCTTGTTTGTGGTCTGAGTGATATTGTAAGGCTCAAGCAGTTCAGCTTTGACCATTCTCCGTAACTCCCTGAGAGCAATCACACTTCATTCTCAGGTTTTGATCTTCTTCATCTCTATTGTGATTGCTTGCATCATTCCCTCGATCAGTTCTTTTTTCATTTCGTAGTATCTACTTTTTGGAACTGCAAGAGCCTTGATTTTCTCTCTTTCAGACTTCTCAAGAGCTTTCCTTTCTCTCTCTTCAATGTGGCGGTCTTTCATCTCTCTCCATCAACAAGTGTTGAGGTTGATTGTGCCGTTTCCACCTCCGAATTTCTGCCTGATTCGCTCTGCAAGCTCTAGTATGTCGCTCTCGAGGTATTCCCTTTTGAGAGCTGGTCGGTTGTATTTTTGCTTTACCATTTTATTCATTCGGACAGTGTAAAGAGTAGTGATTCGGAATTTCCGAATCTTTGGTCTGTTTTATTTTTGAACTATAGAAAGAACATACTGAATATTGCTTTCCTCAAATTGAACATCATCAGGGTAAAATTTTGCTCTTTTTTTCCAGTCTTCAAAGCATTTTTTACAATACCATTTATTTAGAACTGGAATATAAGCATTTCATTTCCCAAAATTTCCTCAATTACAATTATCACAAATTCACAATCATCAAAAAATTTTCATTGCTTCAACCATTGTCATTGGTATGTATCTTAGTCCATTTGGGAGAGTTTTTACTTCTATTTTCATCTGTAAGTATAAAAAAAAGATAAAAAATCTGACTTATGATTTTGATATCAGTGAATACACAAAATCTATACACTCATCATACTGTCATTCAATAGATTCTCTTTCCTTAGATCGTAAATCAATGAGCTTAGATCTATCACTATGAAACCAAGAATGATTGTTCCAATATTTTTTTCTAATGTAATACATAACATCTCCAATCATCACTGGATGACCAATGATTTCTTTGATTTCTGTGGTTGGTCGCTCATCTCCACGACACAAACGATAGGTAAAATCACCGTATTCATTCTGTGCTTTGACCTCTACACAGCATCACGGAGTTAGTTCCTTATTCGCCATCTCTTTATAGATGGCTACTATTTTCTGTTCTCTAGTCATTCCATAAAAATACAAATTAAAACTAATCTACAACAAGAGGTCTCACGATATACTCTACATTATTGTCATTCATACCTGTTATTCTGATTGGCTTTTCGCCTCCTACTATCTCAATTTTAATCTGAGGAGAAGAGTTATTTTTTATAAAGTCTAGTAGGTATCTACCATTGACTGAAAAGTTCTCAACCCGTCCGAAACAATGACAAGATAAGGTAGCATTCAGCTCTCCATTGTCTGTCTTTCCGCTTGATAGTGTAAGCTTCTCATCTTCTTCGGACAAATTAACTGGATAGTCGAGATAAGTTGTTGTAAGAGCCATAATCTGAGGTAATTTCTGCAAAAGTTCTTGTCTATCAACGGTAATGTATCCAGTATAACTAGTAGGAATAATCTCCTCTCTATCATAGTTAGGATAATTCCCTTGAATCAGCAGTGTAGTGATCACAATCTCCTGATCTCATCCTGAGAGACTGATTGAAAGCTTCTGATAATCCATTCAAAGCTTTATTTTTGTAGCTCCGATGCTGATTGCATATTTTAGAATAGGAGCTATGGCTTTGAGTGCATCTACTGGAACAATACACTCAAACTCCCCAAGATCAGCTTCTGCGGTATATCTCACGAGTCTAAAACTATCTGTTCCTACGAAATGCACGAGGTTATCTATTTGTTTGATCAACATTCCTGTAAGTGATGGAGAAAAACTTTTTTCCTTGATCACATAACTTACTTTCTCTATTGCATCCAAGAGGAGTGAAGTGCTACAAGAGATCGTTCAGTCAGGTCTATCAATCTCTGCGATATATTCCCCAGTAGGGATACCATAGAGGACGCTTTTGATCTCGTCTCATTGGACTACGAGACCATCATCGTTATTGCTTAGTTGGAGCATATAGCTCTTGTCTTTCTTGAGAAGGTTGTAGAGCTGATTTACATTGACCGTAATCGCTCATTCTTCAGAGACTTTTACCTCTCTGAGAATAGCAGAAAAATCTTTCTCCATATCTGATGTCCTCAATCTTAGTCATTCTTCACTAGCTCTAAGACATACATTCTTGAGGACTGGCAATGTTCAACGTTTTTCAATAAATCTTTTTGCGAACTCCAACATAGTGAGGAGTTCCTTTCTTTTTATGCTTATTTTCATTTTCTAGGTCTAATAAAAATAAAAAACGCAGAAAACTACGACCGTTTTTCCTGTCGTTTTTTCCACGATTGATCCTCAGATGCTTTTCTGCTCCAATTTGGATGAGCAGCAAAAATAGCATCATTCAGAGCTTTGTATTTTTCGTAGATCTCCTTGAAGTAAGATCTACCAAAACTAGAAGAAGAAATCTGACTCCCTCTTTCTTTTTCGGCTTTTTCGAGCCTCTCTATCTCCTCAATTCCGATCATTTTGATCAGATTATTGCGGTATTGTTCCTTGATGTCTAAGGCTCTTTTGTCTCCACGAGACATTGCCTCATTGCTCCAAGGGAATTGAGGTCGAACATTGTTCTCATCAAAGCAAGTTGCATTGATAGAAGCCGAAATGTAGTGTCCCCCTTGTGTCTCTCTCCAGTGGGCTTTATTCCCTGTTGTTATCTCAGTCACAAGACCGTTGTCATCAGCTTTTGAGATTTTCGCCCAAAGCTGAAATTCCTCCTTTGCAAGAGATTTTCCGATTGTTTTTGGTTTCTTGTTTGTTGCAACCTTAATTGTGCGAGATCCTTTTCTATTGGTCTCGATTCATTGTTGAATTTGTTTTTTGAAAGCTGTAATTGCCGAATTTTTGTCTCTCTCACATTTATTTGCATTCGCAATCTTGTATTTTTCCAATTTGCGAACATATTTGTCGAGGAGTCAGCTTTCAGGGTCTATTTTATTCACATATTTAGTAGTCAAAGCCTTGTAGTAGTTCAGCTTTGTTTGCTCGTTCCTTATTCTGCGAGACTCAAAGTGCTGCTCAATCTGCTTGACTGATACAAAATTTTTCTTCATAACTGAAAATTCTCATCATATAAATGATGAGTCCGTTTGCTATAATTTCCATCTACGGCTCTAAATATACAGAAAAAATTGAGAAAATCAAGACAATTTTCTCAAATATTCCTGTTTGTCATTTGCTATCAGTTTTTCATATTTTATACTTGATATTGAATATGTCAATATCTATAACAAATATAAGATGGAAAATTGAGCAGGAAACTCTATTTTAGTTTTTTGCTTTTTGATTAAAAATGAAAATTGATTTTGCCATTGAAAAATATCTAAAATACAGGAGATTCGTTGAAAAAATTACAAAAAATACATTGACACTCCACAAATGAGTATTGAATCGTTTTGCGAATTTCCTCCAAGATCAGAGGGGAGAATTACCTCATCTTGATGAAATCTGACTCGATTCTTTGATTGACTACTGCGAATATATGGAAACAGCAGAATTCTTACGAGGAAGAGGGTACTGAAAAAAAGTAAAACTTTCGCACAATACACAAGTCTTGCACCAACATTGCATACAAAAATTTTTCAAATGGTGCTATGTTTCGAGGATAATGAATTCAGAAGTCTACCACATACCTGTAGCGAAATTCAAACCAAATGAATTAGTCTACCTTACTCATCAAGAAGTAGAAGATTTCTTTGAGATCACAAAAACATCTAAAAATAAGATCAAAAAAATCAGAGATGAACTACTTTTCAGGATCGCATATTTTACTTGACTCAGAAAAACAGAAATCCTGAATCTGACTTTTGATCAGCTTTTGGAAAACGATCAATTCCAGATTCAAGGGAAAATGGATAGAAAAAGAACAGTATTTTTTGATGATGAGTCAAGGATCAAGCAACTTGCACTCGAACTTAAGTATCTTTACACCAAAAATGAAGATAAAAGAGTCCACAAGGAAGATAAAGACTATGTTTTTTTGATCATTGCAGGACAAGATCGAGGCAAACAACTTGGAAGAGGTGGAGTTTTTGCTCTTCTCAATGATTACAAAAAGAAGCTGAGAATCACAAGGAGCGTGACTTTGCACTCATTCAGGCACACTTTCGCTACTACTTTGCTGAATAATGGAGCGGATTTGAGAGAAGTGCAACTACTGCTCGGACACCAGAATCTGAACTCAACACAAGTATACACTCACATTTCTATGAACAAGCTAAGAAATTGTGCTTCACTTTTGCACTTCAAATAGGCTTATCAACTAGGAAAACGATATAAAACAAAACAAATCAAAACAAAATCAAAAACACATTTCAAATGTGCTTCTCATTTAAGAAATCGATACAAATCAAAACAAAACAAAACAAAAAATCAGAGCAAAAACAAGGTTTTTTCTGCTTATCAACTAGGAAAACTATATAAAACAAAAGATTTGGAAAAATCAATAATCTTTCAAATAGGCTTATCAACTAGGAAAACTATATAAAACAAAACAAATCAAAACAAAATTTTTTTCTTCTTACACTTATATAGTATTTATATATTATATAATATTATATATTATTTTAAGAAAGAAAAAAGAAAATAAAAAAAGAAAAAAGAAAAATTCCGCCAAAAGAAAAAAGAAATTTTTGATGTTTTGGATCAGAAAAATACAAAAAAATCAGACTTTCAAGACTTTTTTAATCTGATTTTTTACAGGTAAAAACTAGCTTTTTTATATAAAACATAAAAAAGTATGATTTTTCTCTTGCAAAATAAAAATTTTTAAGTATATTTACATCAACACAATGGTCAAACAGCTCAAGAGAGCTAAAATAATTTCTCCGACCATTTCTGTTGCGATAAGCAATAGAATGTCAAGTTAATTATCCCTCAGCCAAGGCATTCTTCTCATTGATAAACAACAAA